TTGATCGTCGGCGGTAATCTCGACGGCGAGTTCCTGCTCGCCAGAAGATGTGAAAGACATAGGTGAAGTAGAATCGGGTTACGAGTTGAGCCCCTGCACCCACTCTCTGTCGGACTCTCGGGGTTGCCCGCGCGCCCGTTCGTGGGGGCCCGAACCCACGGTGTGGCCCGACTGTCTGGCCTCTCGCTCCTGTTCAACGTGGGCGCCTTCCAGCAGCACGCGCGTCTCCGGAAGTGTCAGCTTGTAGAAGGACGTATCGCCGATGAAGTTGTAGCCTTGCTCGTGGAGTTGTCGAATCCAGAGTGCCTTGTCCGTTAGACGTTGCTGTCGGCGAACTCCATCAGCTGCTGTAACTTTCCCGGATCATCGATTGCCTCGAGCATCTCCAGGTTCTCCATGTTGATGGCGTTCTGCATGTCGTACCCCGAGGCGCGGAGGATGGCCGTCAGGAGCGCCTCACGGCCGAAGCCGATCAAGTCGTCCTCCACCATTCCGGCAGTGACGTCGATGCTGTCGTTCTCACGGACGTCGTACCAGTGTTCGTTGAAGATGTCGGCTACCGTTTCGGCGTCGAGTGTGGCCGGGTTGATCTGGCCGTTCTCGTCACCGTACTCGTTCAAATCGCCCATCGTCAGCGGGACTACACGGACGTGTTCCTCGACGCCGGGGAGGGCCTGGGTGACTGGCTGGAGTTCGTCCCCGTCGTCGCGGGTAACGAAGAAGTCGTCGGGCTGTGCAATACTGAGTTCGGAATCGCTGTCGTCTGCGTCTGTCATGAGTTGGGAGTTGGTTGGGAATTGGGTCTGCGTGCTGTCCACCCCCACCTCCACTGTGCCAACTTCGCGGTGCACAGACTGGAATGTCACCGACAATCGGTGGTTCGTCAGTTTGTCACAGGAGGTGGGGGAGAGTCGATACAATCGCGTTGCGACACCGAAGAAAGCGCCTGCACCCCAGGGGTTGGACGGCCCAAGACGGGCTGGACGGCCCTACAGAGAACGTCTGTTACCGGCTCCGTCAGTTGGCGCTGAACGTGATCTGCTCGGGGGTGAACGTGTTGTCGATGGTTGAGATGACGTCCCCGGCCGACGGACCGACAGTCCCGGCGTCGGTGATGACGGCGTCCGCGAAGGTGACAGTCCCACCGTCGAAGGTCCAGACCAAGTCGAACGCGTTGGCCTGAAGGTGGTCCGTGATGGACTCGTGCTCCTCGAAGTCGCCGGCCACCGTCGCCGAGAACTCGACGTCCTGGACACCGATGTGGATGGCCTGCTCGCTCGTGCCCATCACGCCGGACTTCCCGTAGTTGTTCGACACGCTGAAGCTGGCCGAGCGGACTTCCGCTGCAAGGTCCGAGCCACCCTTCGAGATGGTGTCGTCGAGGAAGCGCTCGTAGTCGGCACCGATGGCGCCTGCGTGTGAGCCAGAGCCCAGTGCCGGAATCCCGAGGTCACCGTCGGCGATGTCGTACGTGTTCGTCCCGTGGAGGCGAGCGAGCTCGTTGCCACTGCCGTCCGTGATGGTGACGTCACCAGCCGTCTCGTCGGAGAGCTCGATGGCGTCGATGGAGTCGAACGACTCGGACGTGGTGACAGTCGTGGTCCCGTTCAGGGTCACGTCCTCGCTCGTCGAGGCGCCGTCGTCCTCGATGGTCACCGTCTGGGAGGTGTCGCCAGCGTCCGTGGAGGCGACGTCCACCGTAGTGCCGTCGGGTTGGGCCACTTTGAACGAGCGTGCCCGCTTGGCCTCGTAGGCCAGCGAGACGGTGATGGGCATGCCCGAGCCAGGATCTCCCGAGATGTCGTCGACGTCGGGGTACCCGCCACGGACGACGGTGTAGGTCCGGGTGTCGCCATGATCTGCCCTGTCGACGATTGTGTGGGTACTCTTGACGCCACCGTTGTCGGCGCGAAGCATCGCGTCGGCCGAGGCGTCGACAGGATCGCCCGAGCTGTCGACGAAGAAGTGCTGGAGGTGGTACTCGATGGACGCCGAGGAGTCCTCGGGGCCGGCGAACTGGTTCTGTCGCTCGTAGTCGCCGATGCCACGCTGGGCTTCGATGCCGACGTCCGCCTCGGTCTGGAGGGCCGTTTCGATTGTATCGGAGAACCGATTCCAGGCCGGATCGGCCGGCGTCTCGCCCGGAGTGTCCTCGCGGACGAACTCGACGCGGTGATCGCGGATGCCCGAATCGGCATTGGTAGCTTGGTTTGCCATAGGAAATAGGAGTTGATGTCAGTCTGCTGATGTTCGACAACTGATACTGCTGAAGCGACAGAGAACGAGTGGCGGACTACGTCGGCGTCTTCGTCCAGGTGTAGACCAGCTGGAACTGGACGGCGTGTTCAGTCGGCGTCGCGTCGTCGTCGACGAGCGTGTTCCGGGCACCGACAGACAGGGAGTTCAGTTCGCCGGGTGCCTGGTTCTGGGAGACAATCCGGCCGATCTCGTCGGCCATCTCGTCGGTCTGGAGTTGCTCTTCGCCCCGGTTGTCGTACTCGTCGCGAGAGCCACCCCAGGCCGTCACCAGGACGGTTCCCGAGCGGGTCTGGACGCCACCCTCGCCTCCACCGTCGATGGCATTGTAGCCCGTTGCACCGCCCGCAACGGGACTGCTCTCGGTGTTGGAGACCGAGACCTGCGGGAATCCCTTCCCGCCGTCGAACCAGCCCGTGTGGATGTCAGCGTCCGACACCGACTCGGGCAGTCCCGACACGCTCCAGTTGTCACGGAGCAGGTCTCGAACCGTCAGTCGGACGTCGGCAATAGTCTGTGGCATATGCGGGAGTCAGAGACGCTCACACTCGACGGCGAGCAGGGGGTGTTCAGACGTCGTCGTGACGGCGCGGTAGCGGTGCCCAGTTTCCTCGTCGACGAACTCCGTCGCCCGGGTCTGGTCACCAGTGCCCTCAACGACGCTGGCGTCGTTCGGGTTCAGCGTGACTGTCGCTGCAATCTCGACGTCGTCGCCGTCCGGCCCGGTGACGAGTGTAGGCGATTCGGGGAACGAGATCGTCGCCGTCACTTCGCTCGTCGTCTCCGTCCAGTCACCCTCGGCGTAGTCGTTCGTCCCACCCGTCGCGTCCCACTCGTAGGTGTAGACGCTGAAGCGGTGGCCCACGTCCTGGTGGACGCGTCGGGCTCCGGGTGTCGTCTGTCCGTCAAATGTCATTACTGGGTTGTGGGTGAGAGACGTGTTAGTCGATTTTCTCAGCTGAAATGGAAGCTCTCAGAGCACCTGTATCGACAGGTGCCTCGGCCTTGGCTTCTCGCTCTATCTCCAGGGCGAGTTTCTGCGCTACCTCGTCGGGCGAGCCAACGTCGAGCGAGTCCAGCTTCCGGACGGCGCGTTCGACAGCCGGCCGGAGGTAGGGTTGTGCCCGGTTCCGGCTGGTCCCGAACTCGACGTAGACGGCGTATTCGACGTCGGTCCCGACGATCCACGTCGACTCACCCTGGGGATCGAAGTCCAGGGCGTCAAGGACGTCGGCCATTCCGATAAGCGTCATTCCCGTCACAGATTCACTGGTGGATTGGGACGTAGCAGTCCGACTTGATTCGCTGACCCTTGATGTCGTGAGACTCGAAGATGACGAACCAGCCACCGTGCTCGCGTGACTCGTACCGGTAGCCAGACGACGGCATGAGCCAGGGCGGGTGCTCGTACTGCCCTGGCTCCATGTCGTCGTCAGGTTTCTCGGGGACAGAACCGGCCATCAGTGTCTCCAGGACAGTCATGGTGTCTACGAAGAACTACGTCGTCAGTGCCGTGTACCCGCCGGGCCGGGCAATCCGGTTCGTCGGGTCCGTCAGCACTGCCCGCTGCCAGTAGTTGCCCTCGACGTCTTCGTATTCGACGTCGATGTCGGCGTGGGCAGCGGACTGGACACGCGGGTCAGGAGCAGTGACGAGGTGGCAGGCGACGTACGTCTCGACGGCTGCCAGCGCGTCCTCGTCACTCGTGTGCGACGCACACCGTTGCTCGACGATGGTGTGTGCGTCGTCGATGAAAGCACGGAGAGACGGCTCGTCGAGCTTCGTCTCCATGACTTGCTGAACGTCGTGGGGAGTGATTCGTGCCATGTGTGGGGGCCTCGATCAAACCGCAGCGGGGGTATCCGCTTACGCTTCGACTTTGACGCCCGCCTTCGGCCGAATCGCTTCCCAGCCCATGCGAGTCCGGACCTGGACGACGCGCTTGTTCTCGTCTTCCTTCTCGTACTCGATGCTGGTGAAGTCCTCGCGGATGGACTCGAGACCGTAGCGGTCCGTGTCGAACATCATGCCCTCGCCGGCGCCGAGGTTGCCCCCGTCGTCGACGACGACGTCGATGCCTGCCAGCTGGCCGAAGGCGCCCTCGCGGATGGTGTCGTCACCCAGCTCGGTGGCGTGGGTGAAGTTGTCGTCCTTCATGAGGTCCGCCTTCGAGCCGGCCGAGACGACGAAGAGGTCCGGATCGTAGGACTCCCCTTCGAGGGCAGCCATCGCGTCGATGGCTGTCGCGTAGTCCATCGTCCCACCGTCGGAGCCGACGGCGTCGTCCTGGAGGTTGTTGAAGTTGCTGTTGTTGTTGTCGTTGAACAGCGAGACGACGTTCCAGGCCTCGCCGTCGAGGGCCTCGGCCAGCTCACGGCCCTTGTCCTCGGTGTGCAGCGCCACGACGTCGAGCGTCGAGTCCTGGATGGACTCGTACGTGATCTCGACTTCGACACCGTACTTGTCGTGGCTGATGCTGGTCTTGGACATCTGCTCGTCGCTCGAGGGGTACGAACTACCCTCGTTGACGACGCCCGCTGCGTCGGCCACGTCGTCGAGGACGGGCACCTCGATGACACTCGAGTCGATGCCCTCGTTGTTGATCTCGCGGAAGGCCTCGCGGAAGACGAGGTTCTCTTCGGCAACGCCCTCGATTTCCGCACGAACCGCTTCCTGATCGATAACTTCGCTACTGTTGACAGTTCCGTCGTTCGCCATAAGATGAAAACCTGAAAGTTGAAAGTGAGACAGTCAAACCGCACGCAGGCGATAGAATCGCTACCGGCTACAGGCGGGGACCGTCAGTCGCGGAGCTCTGCGAGCGTCGCTTCGGCCTCTGCCTTGGCGCGCCCCCAACCGAGCTCCTCGTATTTGCTAATCTGTGCCTCCAGCGTCGCGATTTCCGCTTCGTCGTCGTCCTCGCTCGTCGAGAGCTCCTCGTCGTCCGAGACATCGCCCGTCTGCGGGGCCGGCTGGGACTCGGTGTCCACACCCGTCGCCTCGGCAAGCGAGGCGCGATGTTCCTCGAAGCGTTCCTGGAGCGTCTCGAAGGAGAACGTCTCCGCGAGTTCCTCGGCCTCGAACGGGGCGTCCTCGGCCAGCTGCTCGGCGTATTCCATCCGGACAGCTTCGAGCTCTTCGCGGAGTTCGATGTTTTCGCGACGCAGTTCCGCCAGTTCCTCCTGGAGTTCGGCCTCGTCGGTGTCGTCGGCGTCGGCGTCGGCGTCAGCCTCTGCCTCGGCTTCTTCCTCGACACCCTCGTCGGGCTGGGCATCAGCTTCGGCTTCCTTGACGCCCTCACCCTCGTCGGGCTGGGCGCCGGCTTCGGCTTCGGCGTCGGCCTCGATGTCGGCCTCGTCCGGAGAATCAGTTTCAGTGTCAGTCATTGTCGTCAATGAACCAGTAGAATCCGCACCGTCCGGCCCGTCCGTAGCCTCTGCTGTCCCCGAGGGGCCCCCAGGACTCTGGGGCCCCCCCTCGGCGACAGCAGTAGTACCGCCGTTGCCTTGGGAGCCCGCGTCATTCGCGGGTTCCCCGGCGACGGCAGACTCCAGCATCGTCGCCACCTCGGTGGCAGAGAGCGACGCCAGGGCCTGTGTCGGGCTGGAACCAGTCTGGATGGTGTTCGACGCTGCAGCGCCACGGGGCACGACGGAGAGATCGAGGAACGTGATGTCCTCGACGATCATCGCACCGTCGTCGGTGCGTCCGTCGGCGCCGTGGGCTGCGTGAATCGACACCTCCAGCCTGCCACGCGCAATCTTCTGCGCGATGTCGAAATCGTCGACTTCGGCCTCGTAGACGACACCAACGCCGTCCTCGAAGGCTGCGTCGACGACTTCGCCGATGACAGACTCGACTCGTTCGTCGTCGTGGTTTTTCGTCAGGGGAGCCCCGACGAGTGATTCAGCAGAGCGACGGAGCGGACCGGCCGGCCAGAACTTCGGCCCGTTTGTCCCGAACGTCAAATCACCGGGGCCGATGGCGACTCCATGGACAGTGTAGGGTGGGTCCTGGCCGTCCAGGGGGCCACACCGGGCAATGCCTGTCGGTGAGCCAGACGTGCGCTCGTGTCCAGCGTCGTCTCT